TGCTACTTTTGTAGACCATATGAATGTTGCAGGACCAGGTCAATCATATACAAATTGGTTCAACAAAAATACAGGTAATAGTGGTATAATAAAAACAACAAGTATATATTATAAAGGACCTATAAAATGTGCAAGTTATAATGTAACTGTTGATATACAAAATCCTTGGCCAATTATTGGGATAGGTAACATAGATAGGAGAGTTCAACATGGTAATGCATGTCAATTACCAGACGGACGTTGGGTAGCAAAACCTTTTAAAGACCCTTACACAGGAAAATGGATGGTACATAAATGACAATTAAAACATTATTTAAATTAATAATATTAGTGCCTATTGTGATTATAATATCATATGTATTATTAAAAGGTATGGAGTACATAGTATTATGAGAGATATTGAATTACTTTGGATTGCATTATTATTATTTGTAGTTCTTATGGGATATACATGTTCAAAAGCATATGCAGGTGAAGAATATCACCCTAAAATAAAACCCATAAAACAACAGCATTGTTTTACAAAGATAATAATAACAACAAAAGATGATGTGGTTACAAAAGAAGAACAATTAATATGTGCAGACGGCAGAAAGAATTTTGATGAACCAGGTTATTGGGAATTGTTTTCAGAATTTTATTATCGTGATACAAATGCACCTAGATATTGCAGACATTACGATAGACCGAATCATGCTTTTAAAACGCCAGGAAAAGTATGTTTAACAAAAGATGGCGATTGGGAGGTCCAATGATAAAAAACTTAATAATTGTTACTCTTGGATTTGTACTAGTTACTATGACAGATTTGACCATTGAAGAGGTGGTTATACATCTTAGTCAGACTATAAATAGTATTATTGACAGAGTGGCAGGAGTAATATAATGAGAAACTTAATAATGGTTGTACTAGCATTTTCTTTAGGTGCATGTACAACAACAGCAAACAATCCACTTTATGTTTTATATAATGAAAGTGGTGAAGTTGTAACACAAGTTCCAGGATGGTTTATGCAAGACTATACCAATATGGAAGTTTGTAGTACAGATGATACTCATGAAGGTATGTGTATATTTGGGGCAGGTACATCCGTATCGCCCAATTTAAACCTTGCGATTGAGAAGGCAAAGATGATTGCAAAGTCTGAAATTGCTGATATGATAAAAGGTACAATGAACAAACAAAGTAAACAGTTCATTACTGAAGTAGGTAAAACTGCTAGTAAGTCTGTAGTTACTGAAGTTGAAAGTGCCATTGTCAATTCTATCGAGAACACTCCAGTTCGTGGGTATGAAGTATTCGCACAAGATGTAACTATAACAGCAGATGGTAATTATCGTGCATATGTAGGTCTAAGGTTGCCTATGGGTAAACTTAACAAGATGTATGAGTATACCATAGACCAAGCGGTGGATGCTTATCAATCAAGAGACAAAGATGACCATCAATTAATATGGGATGATTTGTTATCATCAAATGAGGAAGAAGATGAAGGTAATACTGTACAGTAAAAAAAATTGTACATATTGTTCTAAAGCCAAGGCTATGTTGAATAGTCTTGGCATAGAATATATTGAGAAGAAATTAGAAGAATTTAAAACAGTAGATGATATGTTAGAAGACATAGGTAAAAAAGTTAAAACAATGCCACAGATTAAAATTGATGGTGAATTAATCGGAGGATATCATCAGTTAGTAGAACATCTAGATGATAAAGGTTTAGTCAATTTCAAAGGAGAAAAAATTGAGCAAAGATAAAATAAAAGATAATGTTATCTTATTTCCAGGTGTCAAAGCAGAACAGTATGATAAGGTAAGAAAAGATAATGCAGAATCTATAGAAAAACTTAATGAAGATTTATTAAGAGAAAAAGAAGAAGTAACTTTTGTAGAAAATTTAATAGATGAGGTTGCTATTGATTTAATTAGAAATCTAGTGGATGCTGGTTGTAATGTGCATAGGAAAGAATTTTATGGCGATTTAGCAATGATAACAGAGTTAGTTAGAGGTATGATTTATAGAGATATGGATAAATATCATATCTCACAAGCATTAATTGATAAGGTAATTAATATACAACATAATGAAAAAGGTGAAATTCAACCTGTAATTAATTATGGTAAAGTATTAGAACAAAAAGATTTACCTCAACAAGAGTTAGATTTTGGTGAAAAAGAAATACATTTTGAACCTGATTTTGAAATACCTATTCCACCTGAGGATGATGATAAATGATTTTAGTTGATTTAAACCAAGTTCTCATATCTAATTATATGGCACAGACAAGAGGTCAGAAACCACCTAATATTGATATGTTTAGACATATGGTCTTAAATAGTATTAGAGGTTATAATCTAAAGTTCAAAGAAGAATATGGTACACAAATATTATGTGCTGATTCGGCAGAACCTTGGCGTAGAGAATACTTTCCTAATTACAAGTATCAAAGAAAACAAGGTAGAGTTGAAACACAAGAAAGTTCGGACAAATGGGATGACCTTTTTGATATTATCACAGTTGTTAAACATGAGATTGCAGAAAACTTTCCTTACATGGTACTTTCAGTTGATAATGCAGAGGCAGATGATATCATTGCTATACTATGTAGAGAAGCACATAACAATAAAGAAAAGGTAATGATAGTATCAGGCGATAAAGATTTTATTCAATTACATAAATATGATGAGGTAAATCAATATAGTCCGATTCAAAAAAAGTTTGTAAAAGATGACGACCCTAAAAAATATTTACATGAACAGATTATAAAAGGTGACCGTTCTGATGGTATACCTAATATTTTATCTGATGATAATGTATTTGTAACAGGTGAAAAACAACAACCTATACACAAGAAAAGATTACAAGAGTGGGCAGAATTAGACAACATACCACTAGGTAGTATAACAAGATTAAATTATCAACGAAATAAGAAGTTGATTGATTTAGATGAGATTCCTATAGTGATACAGGAAAACATTATAAATACTTACAGGTCATATCAAATACCAGATAGTTCTAAACTATTACAATATTTTATAGACCATAAGTTAAAAAATTTAATGACTAATATTAATGATTTTTAATCATGAGGTAAATTATGGCAGAGCAAAATCCAAATCTTATACCGCCTAAAGCGATGGAAAGTATGGCACAAGGTGGTACAGGCAAACCGTTGTTTAGTGAAGTATTTACTAAAGTAAACAATGCAAAAGTAAAATCAAAAAAGGTAGAAATCTTAAAAGAGAATGATACACCTGGTTTAAGAAGAATCTTAAAAGGTGCATTTGACCCTAAACTACAATGGGATTTACCTGAAGGCACACCTCCTTACATGGAGAATGACGCCCCAGCAGGTACAGAACATACAGTATTAGAAAGTGAATCTAATAAGTTATGGCATTTTATTGTAGGTGGCGATAATACATTATCTAAAACAAGAAAAGAAACCTTGTTCATTCAAGTTCTAGAGGGTCTTCATAAAGATGAGGCAGAATTGTTATGTAATGTTAAAGATAAAAAATTACATAATGTTTATAAAGGACTAACAGCAGGTGCAGTCAAAGAAGCATTTGGTTGGAATGATGATTTCGTAAGACCAGAGTAAAAAAGTGCTTGACATTGAGTTGAAAGTCCTATATAATGGACTACATTATTATGAATATAAAAGAAATAGTACAAACACCATATTTAACAGCGCCTAAGTTTACACCTATAAAAGATGTAATCTTTAAAGAGTATACTCAGGATGCTTTTGAACAAAGAATGAATGAGTATAATTCATTAGGTGATGAAATAGCATTTGAATCTGATGTTGCAAAGAAAGAATGTTTAGTTGAAAAAACATCTAAAGCAATGCAGTTAGAAGATGAACCTTTCAACGACATCATAGACATGGGTTTAGAAATACCTGATGATGTTGTTATTATGCACAAAGGTAAAGTTGAGGCGGCTTTTGTTGCAATGGCAAGTTCATGGAATCCTGGTGAAGTTGCAGGTATGACATTACAAGAAGTTCATCAACCTGTAGCAGATAATGAAATGTTATTAAAGGCAAGTGATGGTATATGGCGTGCCATGACAAGTGGTAAATCTTTTCACAGATATGTATGGGGCATATCACCTCTTAAAACTTTAAGTAATCATCCTAGTTATATTAGACCTACCTATAATGATTTAAATGATTTATATTTTAGAGTTGAACATGAAAGAACATTCTCAGTTGATAAAGATACAGCAGCTTTTTTCATTGATGTAGAGGTCATGCCACTATCTACAATATTTCATCTTAAAAGAGAATATAGAGATATTTTAAAAGAATCAATTAACAGCATGTCAGACAATGTTTTAAAATATAAAAACCTAATAACAGTAAAGAGAATGATAAATGAATGAGTATATAAAAATGATTGATGAATTAGTTTTAATTAAGGCAAGTTTGCAATTAATAGAAACTGATAATAAAAAACTAAAAAATGATTTATTAGATTACATTGATAACCTATTAGCAGAATACAATGCTGTTATTGAGGCATATGAATCTGATATGGAAGAAGAATATAAGAGGAGGTTACATTAATGAGAAAATTAATTATGATATTATTATTGTTAGGGTCTTATCCTATTTATGCAGAGACAACAATAGTAAAATTTTTTGTAAACGGAGAAGCACACACACCTGTGGTATCAATAACTGAAACACCACATTCTGTAAAAGTTAGTATAAAAAATAACGAGACAGGTGAGGTAATAGAAGGTGAAGTAACAACAGAAACAGGTGGAGAACAAACAGAAGAGGAACCAGATTGTGAGTAGAAAACCTAGAACACAAGAAGACCATGGTTGGCCAAAACCTAATCTATGGAAATCCACACTAGAGGTAATTTTTGTTACGACTGGTCTACCTATAATTATTGTCGGAATAATAATATTTTCTACTGAAAATTTTACACTATTTAATATGATGGAAGGTTTTATTTTAGAGTGGTGGAGAGGATGAATTACAACATTATGATAGAGAAACTTGCATTGTTTCTAGGTGCTGTGGTAATGGTACTTTACATTTCTCTTTATTGTACCTTAATATATTGGATTGCTTATAATATTATATCATGAATTATTTACACGAAGATTGGTTATACATGTTTATTATAAATTATATGCCTACGATTACAGGATTAATTTTTATAATAGGGATGATTTATATAAAATATACAAAGGAGTTAGATAAATGAGAGCGATAAAAAAGATACCTTTTAAGTTTGTTCATGTCTATTGGATTGATATTACATCTGATTCATCATGGAGAAGTTTAGAAGATGTAAAAGAAGAATCATTGCCTAGATGTTTAAGCACAGGATTTTTAGTTAGTGATGAAAAAGAAGTAATTAGATTAGTAAGTGATTTTAATTTTAAAGAGGATGGTAGTATAGATGAATGTGGTAATTCTACAATAATACCTAAATGTGTAGTTGAAGAAGTAAAGGAGATGAAATGAGTAAAGAAATAGACCAACATTTAAAAAAACAATTAATAGATACCCCAAAATATCTTAAAAATTATTTAAAAGAGAGTAAAGAGTATGATATGGGCATAACATATTATACAGGCAATTGGGGTCAAGATTTAGAAGATAATTTAACAGAAACACAAAGAAATAAATTAAGAAAACAAATGGATAAATTATCTAACAATTTACATTTTTTTACTAGAAAACTACCAGACAATGTGGGTGGGTATCATTATGTTGCATATGTAAAAGGTAAAGGTGAACCTAACTTGACAACACCTAAAGATACACGCTCATGGATTGACATGAAATAAATGGCACGATTATTTAACAGAGTTGTAAATATAACATTTCAAATAATTGCAGGTGCATTTTACACACTAGTTGTATATTATGTTGGCACATTTAATCCTAATCATTTTATAATGAGAGATTTTCCAGACCCTAGTTTTCACTATTCTAATAATGAACAATATGTAGATAGTCTACATCAATGTATAGATAAGATAGAATCAACAATAACAAGAAATAATCATATACCTAGAAATATGATAGTTGCACAGTCAGTATTAGAAACTGGCTGGGGTGAATCAGACTTGGCAAAAGATTCAAATAATTTATTTGGTATAAAAGCATTTTCAAACAAAGTACCTCATAGACATGCAAAAGAAAATGAAGATGTTATGTATAGAGTATTTTTAAATAAATGTGATTCGGTAAAAGAGTACTACCGTTTATTAAACACACATGAGGCATATTATAAATTTAGAAAGTATAGAAACTATGCCTTGATGAATGATAAACCTATAAATCCTAAAGTTGCAATACAAACTATGGATAGATATAGTGAAACACCAGATTACGCTGATAGAGTTATTGAGATAATAAGAGACTTAGAACGATTATAAATAGTTAGATGTTTTTAACTTATCTAACATTGATATCAGGTATATCTCTATCTATTATAGCCGCAGGTTATAGTATCATAGGGTTGGCAGCTTTATTTGCAGGTGCCACTTCAGCGATTATCGCTATGGGTGGGGCATTAGAAGTTGCAAAACTTGTTATGGCAAGTTGGTTGTATAATAATTGGCATAGTCCATTATTACCTAAGTCAATCAAGTATTACTTAACAAGTGCTGTTGTTATTTTAATTTTTATAACTTCAGTAGGTATATTTGGGTTTTTATCAAAGGCACATTTAGACCAAGTTGTGCCTGAAAGTAATAATAAATTACAAGTAGAGATTTTAGATGAACAAATAGAACAAAGACAGAAGACAATATTAATGAATTAACAGATAAAAAAGCAGGTATAAAAACAGAACAATTAAAACTAGAGGCAGATTTAGGACCTATCAAATATGTTGCAGAATTTATTTATGGTGATGAAGCAGAAAATCATTTTGATAAGGCAGTACGAATCATAATTATTATATTAATATTTGTATTTGACCCTGTTGCAGTTCTCATGTTGATATCAGCAAACATATCACTAAAAGAGAGAAGAATGAATCAGAAAGAACCTGAAAATGCTAACGACCAAGTTGCAGAGATATTAGCAAAACAAAAAAAGGTATGGAAAAAGGAAAGAGAATACGAGCAGTTTATGAATAGTTTAACCGAAGAAGAAAAGGCAAATCTAAGTCCAGATGAGATTAAGTTAAAACTTAGTCAGATTCATACATGGCGAGAAGAATATGATGATGATAAATACAAAAATAATGTATAAAAAGCTTGACAATTCGCTTAAAATGTCCTATAATAGTACCTATTATGAATATATTTGCATTACACGAAAGTCCTGAAATATCTGCTGAAATGGCATGTGATAAACATGTTGTCAAAATGATACTTGAATCAGCACAATTACTATGTACCGTGCATAGAGTTCTAGATGGCACAGAATATACAGACCTAACAAAGAATGGTCGTAAGATTAAAAGATGGCGTCTAGATGATAAAGTTAAAGAAGATATGCTATACAAAGCAGGGTGGTTAAAACATCCATCTACTGTATGGTTAATGCAAAGTGCCTATAACTATAACTGGTTATATAGACACATGATGGCACTTAACGAAGAATTTAAAAGAAGATACAAGGGTGTTGACCATTTAGCAATTGCTAAGTTAGGTCGTGTTCTTAGAAACCCACCTAAAAATATTCCTTTAAATAAAAAAGGTACATTACCTACACCTGCTATGCCAGATGAATGTAAAGTACCAGGTGATGTAGTTGCGAGTTATCGCAAATATTATATTATGAAAAAACAAAGATTCGCTACCTGGAAGGCACCATCAAAAATGCCAGAATGGTATGCTGAATCTATAGGAGTTTGATTATGTTAATGTCAATATTAATTATAATTAACATTGGTGTCATTGTCTATTTCGGAACAATATTTGTTAGACTTCATGAAGATTTACAGTTTATGAATGATGATATTGCAGATTTAAAATCTCAAATCAAAGAAGTCATTGAACGAGTTGAATTAGAAAAAATAAAGTCTTACAAAACTAAAGAAAAAGGCGATGAATTTCTAGGTATATAGGAGTAAATTATGATAACAGTAGGTGATTTTTTTCCTACATACAAATTAAATGCATGTATGGGGGATAATTCTTTAGGTGAAATACTTACTGATGATTATTATGGTAATAAATGGTCAGTATTTTATTTTTACCCTAAAGACTTTACATTTATATGCCCTACAGAAATAAAAGAAATGGATAGACTTTTAGATGAAGACTTAAATGTCGTGGGCATAAGTGGTGATAATGAATTTTGTAAAAAGGCGTGGAAAGAATCTAACGACTTAATAAAAGATATTAGACACCCATTGGCGGCAGATACAGGTCTATCGTTGGCAAGAGAATTAAATCTTGTTGAAGAAAGAGAAGGTGTCTGCTTAAGAGCAACAGTAATATGTGATAAAAATAGAACGATACAACACATATCAATAAATGCATTAGACACAGGTCGAGATGTTGATGTAATAATTAACACAGTAAATGCTTTAAAGGCAGGTGGTCTAACGGCATGTAACTGGAAACCAGGCGACGGTTTTGTAGGTTAGGGAGAAAAAATGATAAAAGAAACAATATTAGAAGGTTTAGTTCAAAATGCAAAGGGTGAGATACTAAAGGCAAAAGCAAATGTTGAAGTGTATCTCAGCAACCCTGCTGGTATAGGTGAACATCCTGATGTTTTAGCTGCTATTCAAACAGAGTTAGATAAAATATGTACTAACGAAGAAAGAATAGACATTATAAATAAACACTTTAAAATATAATGCCAACATATACTTTTCATAATAAAGTTACAGGCGTTGTTGAAGATAAGATATTGAAAATGTCTGAGAAAGAACAGTATCTAAAAGATAATCCTGATGTGGAACAAGTTCACACAGGCATAAATATAGTTGCAGGTGTCGGAAGTATTAAAAGTGATTCTGGTTGGAAAGAAAATCTATCCAGAATCGCAGAAGCACATCCTAGGTCACCACTTGCAGATAGACATGGCAAAAAGTCTATAAAAGAAATAAAGACCAAACAAGTTGTTGAAAAACATCTTAGCAAAAAGAGGAACAAGTAATGGCAGATATACCTGATTATATGCGAGGTTTTGACTTAGACCAAGATTATGGTTTTACACCAGTCAATCAAAAACCTGTAGAAGAAAAGGTGGTAGTAGGTGAGAACAAAGAGACTAACTTAGAATTAGCAAAAGTAAAGTCTGATGTATCATCTATAAAAAGTATGATGAACGAAGTCATGCAAATAGTTGCTGAAAAAGATACTGTTACAAAAGAAATAACAGATGAACAAACAAAGGCAAAGTTTAAAGAGTTAGAGAAAGTTATGTTGCCTTTTTTATATAACTTAGCAAAAAGTGATGAAGATTATATATATTGGCCAAATAGAGCGCCAATAATCAAGGCACAGATTGACAAGATATTGAAACTAACTAGAGGATAATATGAATTTTATACATAAAGAAATTGATAAAAAGAAATTACCTAAGACACAAGGTAGAAGAATAAACGGACACAGATTTTACGATATAGATGGCAAAAACTATCCATCTGTAACATCCGTGCTATCACTTAGAAAGACTGAAGGTCTAACTAAATGGCGAGAATCTATCGGCGAGAAGGTCGCTAATTTTGAGATGAGAAGATGTGCAAACAGAGGTAAATCTTTACATACATTAGTTGAACAATATTTAAATAACGAAACACCATCTATAAGAGATGTCTTACCACTAGGGTTATTTAAATTAATGAAACCCTATCTAGACCAAATTAATAACATTAGACTTGTAGAAGAAATCATGTATAGTCCTAACTTAACGATTGCAGGTCAAGTTGATTGTGTAGCAGAATATAATGGCAAGTTATCAGTTATTGATTTCAAAACAGCGAACAAAGAAAGAATCGAGGAGTGGGTAGATAATTACTTCCTACAATGTACGGCATATTCAATGATGTATGCTGAGACTTACAATGAATCAATAGAACAAATAGTTGTCTTAATGGCTGCTGAAGATGGTTCAATGAAAGCATTTGTGAAAGAACCGAAAGATTATGAAGATGAATTGCAAAAAGCAATAGAGACTTTTTATGACACAGTTAATCCACAATTACAAAAAGAGGCAAAGTAATTTAGGCACTCTACCACTTTAAGAAGTGCCGGAGCCTGGTGTATGCTCGGCACACAGAAATACACCCAAGATTTTTATTATGAACGCTAAACAATTTAGTTTAAAGATTGAAGAAATCAAAAGAAACAATGGCGACATGACCTACATGGACGCTATCTTACACTATTGTGATAAAAATAAAATAGACCCAGCAGAAGTTGGTAAATATATTTCTAAAAGTTTAAAAGAAAAGATTACAATAGAAGCACAAGATTTAAATTTAATTGAAAAAGGAGGCACTTTACCTTTATGACATATGATGGTTTTGCAGTTTATAGAAAATATCTAGCGTATAAACTACATTTTACTACAGACAAGTATGATTATACAGAACATAGTGGCATGGTACATACTAAGTTAGAAACATTTACAAAAAGAAACGACAGGTATATGTTTCATAAATTAAGTGTTAAATATAAACAAGATGAGATTGATGATTTTATGATTGCAAATTTTGTTAAAAAAGATAAGGCATGGTCTGGTAGTTTACTAGAACAAGATAGTCATGATACATATTTGCAGTATAAAAAAAGAAAAGAGGGTTTTAATTATTGGTTAAAACAAGAGGTAAATGAAGTTGCAAAAATAGCTTCTCATCAAAGTGTTTTTAGAGTAGATGATGGTCAACATCCTAGACTTTTAAAACTTGTAATCGGTAAGAAGATATCTTTAGAAACTTTGTTAGTGATGGATTATCATTTAGGTTTTTTAAAAGATTGGGATAATAAAATAAAAGATAAAATTATATGGCCTAATATTTTAAAAAAGATAGAAAAGTTTAAACCGTTTTTAAGATTTAATCAAACAGAAACAAAAATAATATTAAGAGAGGTATTTGGTTAATGGATTTAGATATATTGAATATTATTTTATGCTCTATGTTAATAATTTATACAATAGTAGGCATGTTATGATAGAAGAAGATAAAGAAAAAAAATATGAATTGTTATCAAAGTATTTAAGAAGTGGCTCTGTTGTTGATGATGAAGAACTTTTTATTGAGTTTCAAAAAGATAAAGAGTTTCAAAAATGGTATATGAGAAAGTATCTATGGGATTAGATTGGTATATAAAATGGTTTGCAAGTATCGTGTTAATATTTGGCGCCGCTGTAACAGCATTAGATATGTATCCGTATAATATGTATTTTCAATTTGTAGGTGTTACAGGTTGGTTGATAGTGGGTATCATGTGGAAAGATTGGGCATTGATTGTAGTCAATATCATAGGTTCATTAATATTACTTATAGGTATTTTACACTATCATTTTTTTACGGATTGGTACTTAACAATTTATTCTAGATATTTAGAGGTCATGATATGAAAGACAAAAAGATAGTATTTTTGCAAGACATCATATCACAAAAGGTTCGTAAAGAAGAAGAATTAAAATATTATGCTAAACAATTACAAGAGTTAGAAAATAAAATGTTTTTTCTAAGAAAAGAAATACAATTAACTAACTTTATTATAGAGGCAATAGAGCAAGAAAAGATAACGGATTTAAAACACTTGATTGAGGTAAAAAATGACTAAGAAAACAGAAGAAGGATATACTGATGAAGAATGGTTAGATATTTGCTACATTGAAATGAATGCTCACCACAATGATGGTTACACCATGAAGTGGTATAGAGAACAATATGAAGAAACTAAAAAGAAGATTGAGGAGAAAAAATGACATTTGAAAGTATATACAAAAAATATGATGTATCTATCAATGGTAAAAAGACTTATCTTTATGCATTGAAAAATTTATCTTTTGAAGAAGCAAAACAAGAATTAAAAGACAGATTTAAACCAAGTAAAGTAACATCAATAAAAGAATCAAAAGAATGAAAACTGAACATGAAGTAATAGATAACTTTTTATCAAAAGATTACTTTGATGAATTAAAAAAAATTGTTATGAGTGAAGAAATATCTTGGTTTTTTAATACAAAGATAAATAAATTTCACAAAGAAGATGATTTTACAAGTTACTTCACACATAATTTATTTAATATGAACATACCTTATATCTATAGTGAATATTATAAACATTTTTATAAATTTTGGTCACACCTTAATATGAAAGCTTTAACAAGAATGAAGTTAAATTTATATCCAAGAACAGATACGCTAGAAATACATGAGCCACATATAGATTATGATTATGACCATAAAGGTTGTATTTTTTCATTTAACACTTGTGATGGTTATACAATATTAGAAGATGGTACAAAGATTAAATCGGTGGAAAACAGAGCATTGTTGTTTAATCCAGCAACAAAACATTCTAGTACTTCAACAACAAATGATAAGGCAAGAATTAATATTAATATAAATTATTTTTAAAATGAAAGCATTTTGTATAGGCAATGGTGAGAGTAGAAAAGGTTTTGATTTAGAACAATTAAGACCTCATGGCAAGATATATGGTTGTAATGCTTTGTATCGAGACTTTACACCTGATGTACTTGTTGCAGTAGACCACGGTATATGTCATGAGATATACGATAGTGGTTATTGTCAAAAGAACGAGGCATGGTTTAGAGACTGGACAAAAGTACCTGCTATGCATTATGACATGATGATATATGGTAGTATAGATAAAATAACAAGAGATGAAATAAAAGATTATTATGATAAACATATTGAAAACGAAAGAACGAATGCTGATGAATTTGTATTTCATGGTTCTAATTTATCAGGTCTTGCGAACATTATTAAAAGTGGTAAGGCAAAAGGTAAGACAAGAGAGATAATACAACAACAGATTAATCATTCGGCAATTAGAGTTAGTTGGATGAATAAACCAGATTATTCAAACAACATAACAGACTTGATAGAAAACTATAAAAAAGACCTAGGGTGGGCAGCCGGTGCCACTAGTGGTAGAATTGCAGTAGAACAAATAAAAGATTTAAAAGAAGTTTATTTACTAGGACATGATTTAGAAAGTTATGACCACAGAGTAAATAATTTATATAAAGGTACAAATCACTATGCACCAGAAGAAGCAGGTAAGACACCCTCAGATAACTGGAAAATACAATGGGGTGCCTTATTTACAGAATATAAACATATTAAGTTTTATAAAGTAAATGAAAAACCTGTGGGTACTAGCGACCCTATAAATTGTGTAGTGGACTTATGGGTAAATAATAAAAATGTTGAATATATTACATACTCAACCATGCTTGACAAACT